AAATTCACTTTCCATTTTTCATAAACTCCTCTACATTAAAGTGTGGCTCTTTTGTTTTAGTGACATCATTGAGACCGAGGGTAATGAGTTGTGGGTAATCAGTTTTCAGTTGTGTGACCAAGGTGTTCAAGGAGAAAATTTGAACAGAAGAGTAATTGAAAAATGATTCCCCGTTACTATCACTACCCCCGATAAGACATACTCCTAACGAGTTGTTGTTTTTTATAATAGAGTGGCCGTCCTCAAGATAGGCACCAGCATCTGTAATGCTTCGCCCCTCTTCTATGACACCATCACGAGTGATGACATAGTGATACTTAGTGGCTAGGTATCCTTTCTTTCTGTCACGGATACTTAAGTCTTTCACTGTTAGATTCTCTAGTGCCTGTGTGTTTGAAGCACACACAATCAAGTATCTAATCTCTCGGTGTTTCATCTATCCACTCCTTTGGTATTGTCTTGTCTGCATATATAAATCCGTACTTCTCACACCACATACCATAAGTAGTCTTGGACTGCTTACTGATACGACTGCGAGAGTTACTAAATATAAATCTAATATCTAAGTCAGGATGTTGTGCTTTTACAAGTTTCATTTTTTGTCTGTCTGCTGTTGTGAACATCCCTTTTGTTTCAATAAAAATTTTCTGCTTAGGTAGATAGAAGTCAGGTGTATAAGTATGGGCCTTTTGTGGTTTGATATATTTGAGTTTCGTTTCCTCATACTCAAAAGTGATTTGAGCTTTTTCCAACTCATCTGCAATCGCTTCTTCAAGTCCACTACGAAACCCATACTTTAACCCTACCTCTTTAGAAGTCAGCTGTTGCTGTCTCTTCTTCCTGTAATACTGTTTCTTCATTAGCTGTGTCCTTAGCGGTGTATCCATCGTCTATTGCATCAAAACCATATCCAGTGGCACCGTCTCCACCTTGTACTAACTTAATGACTTGTACAGCTCTCAACCTAAGTGACACCCCAGCGCCCACGATAGCTGTGTAGTACGGAACTATGTCAGCACTAACCTTCAGCTCACTGCCTGACCACACATCTGTGTCAGTCATCGGTGTCCCTTGGCTGTCAAAGATAGCAACCTTGTTAGGTATAACTGAACCATCTTTAGAAATGATTTCAGCTTTTGTTTTGAACTTGAATATGATGTTGCCTGTCGGCTCACCATTGTCATCAAGCTCTTCCATGTAAGGTGGGCTACCCTCTTTAATCTTCTTACCTTTAGCGTTCTCTTTAGCAAGAGTAAGACTTTCGGCCATTGCTTTGTCTACCATCTGCATTGCATTGGTAGCATCTTCTCTGGACAATATCAGATTAGTTTTGAAATGTCCAACAGCATCGAATCTTGTGTCTGGTTTTATTAACCAGGCATACTGTGCTACACCTGTTGGTGTAACCATTCTTGTGTAATTTTGTTTAGGCATAAATATATCTCCTTATGTCTATGACGGGTACTAAAGTCTAAGCAAAAAAGAAATCACATTCAGATAGTTTGGTAACTTCCAGTGTGCTTTGTTCAGGCACATTAGGTAGCGACTTTAGTAACTTCTGATTTTGTATTTGTGATTTCACTTCTTCGAGAAAGTCTTCCAGTAAATGTGTGTTATCAAATATCTGGATGAATCCCTCTTTAATTGAGTCGATGAGTGTTTGCATATCGCCAGCAGTTGTGCCAAACGAATCGTGTACCGTTGCAAAATTGTTGACACCTTTGCTGTATGCGATGTTAACAGTTCTCATCATGGCACTGCTATCCAAGCTGTGTATAAAGTTAGGTGCAATACCATTACTCATTCTAAGTTTATCCATCTTGTCAGTCTCCTCATTGATACGAGGCTTGAACACCTCACCCATGAGCATAGTCTTGACTCTCTTAGATTTCATAGATGGATAGAACTGTTGGACATAGAATCCTGTCGGTGTAGTCCAGTGTATAGGTAAGTCATCCTTAGCTACAACCTTGGCCACATCCTGTAAGAATCCCATGCCAACCTTTGCACTACCTAACTCTTGCCTAAGTGAATCCCAGATGAGACCACTAAGGAACGAGGCACTAGGCATAGGGTTGATACCAAAGGGATGTTGTTCTCCCTTGTCTGCTCTCTTCTTTAAATCCTCAAGGACAAAGTCAGAGCAGGAGTATCTTGTACTACCATAGACTGATGTCATGATAGCCCTCTTGACTGTACTTCGCTTGACTCCATACTTTAACCAAAGGGGAGCCAAAGGATTGTTACTCTCCTTAAGTTTATCTATGACAGAGTTAGCTAGTTGTTGATACACGTCGGCGGGTTTATCTGCGGGGACAACATTCACTAACTTACCTGAATACTCATCCTTGAGCAGTAGTGAATATAGCTGTAAGCCGTTGCAACTCCCGTCTACACTAACTGGTAGGTGAGATATAAACCCGTCTCCGTGTTGTAAATAGTCTCGCCACTCAAGACAGAAAGCTAGGAACTGGAAAGGTTTGTCTGCATCTTCCCACCATCGTTCTTCAATAGGTGAATTAGCACAGGCAACAATCTTATCCTCATGTTCTTGTACCCAGTCTACCCTGTCCTCGAGTGACACTTTATCATTACCAAACATATTCGCACCGTGCATTGCTAGATAGAACACACCGTTATTATCTTCAGTAATAGGTTTACCCTCGGCAAACTCAAGCAAAGCTTTACTTGCTGTGTTGCCCTGATAATTTAGAAAGGCTGGTACACAGTAAGCACGACCACGAAAGTCTAGCTGTACTGGAAACCATATCCTATCATGTTTCAAGAATCGTTTGGCCAACCATAATATCTGATTGAACAACAACACCTTGCTACCATTTATCTTGTTAGCTGTGTGTGCTGTCGCCGCCAAATTTCTCCAAGCCTTACGAGCTTCGAGATTGGTGTCAATATCATGTGGCTTGTTAGGTATGTCCATGACTTCTGTCTTGGGTACTTCCGCTCTACCTGGATAGTTAGTCCAGATATCTTCCATGACTTCATAGATACCTACATTGATACGAAAGGGTGTCTTCTGCATTGTGTTAACTGCTTTGTACACCTCTGGCATATCAATGTTTCTTAACTCTTTCTTGAATCGTTTGTTCTTAACCTTGACTAAGTCTAGCTTAGGTAACAGGTTAGTAATATACCCACCACCCTCGACATCAGTCCAGTCTTTCGGTGGCATGATGGTTGGTAGGTACTCTGGATTGAGTAACTCGGTATGTGCTTCTCGCTTGGATATCCACTCCAGAGTCTTGGCAGTATGCCTAAGTATCTTTCGTTTCTTACCTCGCATGGTTTCCGTACCGACTTCTAACAGTCCAGTAGATTTTATCATTAAGTCAATAAAGACATTACCGACTTGTAACTTCTCATTGGTTGACCACTTTAACCACTGCCCGTTGTCATCTCGTAAGGCAGACTCACGGAACTTCCTTCGTCTGTAGGCATAGTTAAATGTTCTCTTGTCTAAGTTTCTTTTTACTGTAGCGAAGAGCTGTGGGTTTGCTTCTGCAAATGTTCCCATAGCAACTTCAGTTTCAATCTTCTCACCAAGTGAGATGGCTGTGGCAGTCAATGCTTTCTTCATCGTAAGTGTATTGATGATATGCTTTGCTACTATAACCGCAGTAGTCTCTGGCTCTATGTCCTTTGTCATAACAAAGGCGATATGCGGTCGACCTATGCGGGAGTCATTGTAAAAATCTACAATGGCCTGTGCCAATGGTTGAATAGTTTGAGAGACCATAGACTTACCAGCACTAGTTATGCTGGACTCGTTTCTCTCAAGGTGAGACAGTCGTCGTCTTCGACTTCTCTCGATACCACGATTCAACATCTCCTCTTCGTGAGTGTGTTCGATACAGTAATCTAAGGACTCAAATTTATCTTGTGACATATAATTTCTCCTTTAGTATCTACAATGGGTACTTAAGTCTTGCTCCACCACCACGGTCGTGGAACTCCTTTGTCCCATGTGGCAATGTCTGCTTTCTCTGCCTTGTAGTAGGCACGGTATGCTTCGACAGCACTAGGTTGCTTGTATTTGTCGGGCATACATTGTGGAAAGGGTGTTAGTCCCTTGTCCTCTAAGTTGTCTGGCTCTGGTAAATCTTTGACAGCAACCCATGACTTATGGTCTGCCTCTGGATTGTATCGCCAGATGTATTCGTTGTTAAGCCAACGGCAATACTGGTAGACATATCTATAATTAGACAACGACTCGCCACACCAGAGGCGACACGGGTGGTTCTTGTGTGTCGTTTTATATGGTGAATCATGTCCCAATATATTCAGTGTACTACATAGCAACTGTGCTGACTCAAGTATCATCTTGATGACATGCTTGTCGCAATGATAGGTAGCACTGATAGCTGGCTCTTCATGAAGTATGAAAATGTTCATATCAAATCTCCTCTATATATTTCTTTGCTTCGGCCTTGGTCTCGAACTCTTTTATCTTACTATACTTCTTGTCCGTTTGCAACCACACAGCCCAACCAAACTTGACTCGCCTGTCGGCATAGTCTACATGATAGCCATTAGCTCTATCATTTCGTTTAGCCCAATGTGCTTTCTTCTTTACTTGGATAGTCTTAGCTCGTTTCTTTAAGTCGCCGTAGCCATCCTCTCGCCTAGCCTGAAAGTATCCTGACATTACTCTTTCTCCTCTATCCAACCTCTTTGGATATACTCTTCTCTTGATTCAAGATTATTCATTTCTTTCTCAACAAAATAATCAAGTAACCCTTGTTTACCCATGTATTCAAGGGCATAATCTTCGAGACATTCTTTTATTTGTTTTAAATCTCTCTCATTAAATTCACTCATATTACTCTTCACCCCCTTGCTCTTCATTAAAAGCTTTGATGTAGTGGTACTCAAGCCAGCCTTGCCCGTAGTTAATAAGCTTGTAGCCCTTGTCAACTAGCTCTGCTATCTTAACCTGTGCATTGTGTACTGACTTTTGATTGTCAACTTTCCAGCTGACTTTCTGAATGTCTTCGGGCAACAAGTCCTGTCGCCCCTCTGCATTGTATGCTTTGTGTCGTCTATAGTTCCTGCCCATGCTCTGTCTCCTCTGCTGGTTCGTAGTCGTAGTATTCGTACTCGTAGTCAGACTCCGCTAACATACGAGCCTCACGGGATGGGAACCCCATCTCGATATACTCCTCGTACTTATCCATAATAAAATCTTGCTTGTTACTGCTCATGCTATAACTCCTCGACTCCATAGTCTATCTTGAGTCTTACCTTTTCTTCATAGGTACCGTTCTCAAGGATGTCGTTTACCCAGTCGTAAAGAATAAACTCATCCTCATTAAGCCAGTACCCAGTCTCACTGTATATATCAAATATATCTAACTTAAAACCTATCATTATATCTCCTCGCTTTTATGGTTGTCGCTCGCATAGTTTCTAACTTGAACTACTTTTAAACCTACTTGTTCTATAGTCTTTAACATCTCAGGTGTAAAAGTTTTAGTCCCTGTTAGTTGTAGTAAAGTTTCTGCCCTGTCATCTGCTGGGTAATATCTTATATTCCCGTAAACTTCTCGTCTATATACTCTAATGTCCATTCGTTTCTCCTTGGTCAGTTTAAGGACATGACCAGGTCATCTATAATGGGTACTTAACTACTTCTTCCAATGTCTTGGAGTAGCTAAGGCAATTCGTTTGGCTACACCTGTTACAGTTGTAG